CATGAACATATGCAGAAGTACCGTCATTTCTTTCCTTAAAAAACCAAAGACAAATGACATCTTGGGCTAGATCTAATTTGTCAAAATTTTCGTGTAGCACTGCCTTTGTTTTATTTTTATCACAGAACTCTCTCCATAGACTATGTTCCGTGTTATTTTGATTTTCATATAATTTGTCATATTCGTTGAGTTGTACCAAATTAGTGGCCAGTATGTGTTCAACTGGTTCGGTGTGATAGTGTTGTGGTTTTAGTGTGTCCCAGATCATTATGAACTAAACAGATTGATTGCTTCCTTCTTCCAATCGTCTGAGTAGTCACAGTGCCTGTATCCATCGAACCAAGGTCCGCCTTCTGTGTAGTGTAATATTTTTGGTGATCCGTCCTCAGGCTCTCTGTACCAACCTACAAGCCAGTTGTAGTGATGAGGCAGGTCACCGATTTCTGAATCTTCTAGCCAGCTGAATCTGTGTAGGAATTTAGGTGTCTGTTGATTTAGGAAATCCGGAGTAAGTATTTTATTTTTTTCATGTTCGCAGTTCCAAAGCACCATGCTACTCCAATTTTTTCTTGGATACACTGTTTGCACTTGTCCATCCATTTTTGTTGTTTCTTTTGGAGTGTAGTCATGCTTTACACACACCACTGCCTTACTTGGATCCATGTATTTGGTCAACATGTGACTCGGTATCTTCCATAGGAAGTCACAGTCACAGAACACTGCCCATCCTTTGAAGTCGTTAAGATATGGTATAAAAAATCTTGTGAATGTAAATTCTGTTGATGCGAGTTTATCTTTTTCTCGGGTGTAGATCCCTTGTGCCCTCATGTCATTTTGTTTTAATGCAACAACTTCAGCGGAAGGATCTCTACGTTTAATAGAGTGTTCACACACTTGATATGCAATGTCTTCTCTGGAGTCCCAACCTACGTAAATTTTCATCTCGATAATAGTTCGTGTATTTGTTTCCAATTATTTACACGAATGATATCTGGGTGATTAAAATCTCGATTGTATGGATGGTCGATTAATATAGGCTTTAAACCGTATTTGAGCCCGGCTACAGCGTTCTTTGGCTTGTCTTCTACCCAATATAGCCCGGTACCATGGAATTCAGCTAATGCTGAATCTTTATCAGCACCTGTATCAAGAATATGATAGTTCTTAAAAATATGATCACCAAATAGTTCACCAAGTCTTTTCTTCCTTACCAATTGAGCGGGTATGTCTGATGTTTGTGATGTTATTGGTATAAATGTCCAACCTTCTGCCGCTAACAGTTTGACCCAAGTTTGTGAATCCTCTATAGGACACTGCGTAGCCATCCATGCACTTTTGTTAAATTCTCTTATTTCTTTTCTTATTTCTGGGATTGTTAAACCAAATCTTTCTGCCATCTCATATGTGTTTTCTTTGTTTGGTAGTAACTTATATGGGTACTCACGCTCATTATTTTCGTTGTAATAAGAACGTTGTAACATCCAATCTGTAAAATGTTTCTCCCATTCGAGAAGCACTCCGTCTACGTCTGTCAGGATTATTCTATTTGATATCGGCATCTTCCATACCTGCTACTCTCAATTTTACAATGTTTGTAATCTGCCATTGCTTTTGATCAAGTCCTTTGGTAATGCCTAGCCATTGATTTCTTATGAGTGCAAAATCATTTATTATCTTGTCCATATCTACGACATCATCTTCGCCGTCAACATATTTTTCTGCGTCCCTGCTGGATAAAGCTCTGTTGTAATTTTCAAGATATTTTTTGAAAGTTTTTGATCTTAATCTTCTTAATTCTATGTTTAGGTATTCTAGTATTGCTTCTAACTGTTGAAGTTGACCGAACCTTTCTTCAACTATTCCAGGCAGTGCGGCACTGGCCCTCTCGAGGTTTCCGTATATTTTACACTGCTTTTTAGCTTCAATTAATTCTTTTTCAAAGTATGCTATACAGTCTGGTATCTTGTCAAGGTTTCTACTTACTTCGTTGTACCAGTTTATCATTCATCATCATCGCCGTAGCCCATGTCCTCTGGTTCCTCTTCCTCGAACACGGTGTTAATGGCTTCCTCTAATTTTGGATCATACTCTGCACATGCTTTCAGTTCATCCTGCTCCACGCCTATGTCTTCTAAACTTTTTAGTAAATCTATGGCCATGTCTAATTTTTGCCTTTCTGGAACATAATGGACTATGGAGTTCCATAAACGTTCTATGTCTTCGTGCGTGAATTCGATCATTATTCTTTTATTTCTTGCTCTTGTTCGGTGGGCATTGCTTCTTTGAAGTCTGCCATTATCATATCTAATTTATCACCTGTCCACGCTTTTCTAAATTCTATGTGCTCTTTTCCTTTAGAATCTATGTATTTCAGCCTATTGCCTGTTTGCACCAATAAACCTTTCTTTTCAAATAAATCAACAAGTCCACTGTACGGATCCATGCCTGTGTCATAGGGAATCTTAACTTGCACACCTTCGAATGGTTTTGCATACCTAGTTTTCATCACTTTACATGCGGCTCTTATACCTCTTACGTCGGAAACTTTATTTCCTTTTTCATCTTCTTTCAGTTTCAGTTTCTTCATTGCTACAACAATGCTTGATGCATATATAAAACCTTGTCCACCCGATATCTTGTCATCTGGATCAAACATGTCCTGTGATGCATATGTATGATTGGTTGCTATCAGTCCAACGTTCCAACTTCCGAACATGTTTACACAGTTTCTTACAAGGGCGGTCAGTGCCTTAGGTTTTCTACCTAAGTCACCTTTCATTTCACCTGCCTCGAACTGGTTTACATCTGTTGGTGTCAACAACATACCCAAACTGTCTATCACAAATAACACTTTAGGTGCACCTTCTTTGTTGTCGGCGTGTTGTTCTTTGTAACCTTTCATGAACTCTGACACAGTCTTAGCCACGTCATCGACCATGGACATACTTAATTTCATTAGCTTGTCCTCTGATGTGTCCACGTTCAATGCTTGTAACCACTGTTCGTCCAGTGCGTTCTCTGTGTCAATCAGTATTACAAATATGCCTTGATCCTGTGCGTTCTTAATAATGTTGCCTGATGCTATGTAACTTTTACCCGCACCAGACTCACCGGCAAGGACCGTAACCTTGCCTAGGGGAATTCCTTTGTTGAAGTCGCTGGTCATAAGATAATTCAATGCGTAGTTTCCCGTAGATATCCAGTCAGTTGGATCACTGAACCCTATGCCCAGTCCTTGAATTGATTTGGTTATACTCTTTCTAAATTTTGTTGCGTCAAATACTTTCGTCATAATTTTTATCCTTGTAATCTATATTAGCATACCTAGGCCCTAACGTCAATGCCAGGGCCTTGGTAAAATGTCAGACTATTTTGCTTGTCTTGATCTAATTAATTTCAAGATGTCTTCTGCTCTCTTGGCACTGTCGCCTGTGGTGACCGGAGCCGCCTCAGGTTTTGGTGCTGGTGCAGATTCAGTTACAGTCGCACTTGCTGGTGCAACCTCTGCCGCCGGAGCTGACGCTGTCGGTACTGTCACCTGTGGTTTACCTTGGTAAGCCACGCCTGCAGGTCTGAAGTACTGTCCATACTGCTCAAGATCATAAGCCTCTCCTTCCACAGATTTCTCAAATAATTCTTTGATTATTTTCACTTCTGCTTCAGTTGGTTCCTTTGGCCTGAAGTCATTCAGATTGAACAATCCGTTTGTTTCAATCGCGGCTCTTTCTGTTTCTTCAAGAGCTCTTTCTCTTCTTGACCATTTTGATGTTGAGTAGTCAGCGTATCCACCTTTAGTTGTTTTAGTAATTCTAAAGTCAACGCCTTTTACGTAATCAGTTGGCATTTCTTCCATCTCTGGATCCATTAATGCTCCTCTGATTATGTTGAAGATCTGAGGTCCAATTATAAATCTTCTGATTGGATTCTCTGGTTTAGTGTCTTCGGCCAACGGATTTGTTACAACAAAACCTTGGAAAATATAACTTTTCTTTTTCCAATATTTTCTGCCCATGTCTTCCATGCTCTTGTCTTTGAACCATGGTCTTACTTCTGTAAGCACTGGACACGTTTTGCCATACATCTCCATGCATGGTACCTGTACAGTGACTGGTCTTGAATCAGTCTGACCCTTGATGCCTGCGAAAGGCAGTTTGATCATGTTTCTCTCAGTCCAGAAGAAAGTGTTGTTTGTATCCTTATCAGGTAAGAATCTAACTACTGCTTCTGAGCCTTCTGATATGTTCCAGTGTGGGTAGATGGCGTTGTCGCCGCCCGTTGATGAAGTGGAGCGATTCACTTCTTGAGATTTTAACTTCGCTCTTATTTCAGCCAATGATGCCATAATGTAAGCCTCCTTTTATTGTGCCTATGTTGTTTGTGCCTAAATGTATATCAGACATATAGTACGTAATATACAACTATATTTATCTAATGTCTACTACTATTATTGGTAAAATGCTAGGTTTTTGATTCTATCTATCTGATGGTCGTATGCTTGTTCTTCCTCTGAAAAGAAATCTTCCAACTGCATACCAGCAAGTTCTATCGCATCTTGAAGTGTGTATTCTTTGTCGCCCACTTTGAACTTGTCACCTGCTTTCATGCCTGCCGCCTTTGCTTTTCTCACTGCGTGAGCAAATTCATTACCTTCTTTTTTCATTTCTTCTTTTTCTTTTTTCTCATCAGAGCTGTGTCCTATGTGTTTGTGTACAACATTGTCTAGCTCTTTGTGAAACTTGTCGATTGCCTTGTCACTCATTTGTTCATCAGTTTTGTCAACGTATCTGTCGTCACCTGCCTGCATTCTTTTGAAAGCAAGTGTGTTCATTTTTTTATCTGCTGGTGT